GTTTATTTTAATATAGTTTTAAATGTAACAAGAAAATTACAATCAAAATATAATGTTGAATCCTATGCATATACTAAAATTGCAAAATATATTAAAGCAGGTGAAGAAAATGGAATTGTCATGAATTTTTCATCTGGTGCAAAATCCAGTGAAAAACAAAAAATGGCTTCAGATGATGTAAAATATTCTGAAATTGTGGATAAACAAATTTTTAAAGGTATTTTTGTTCCGTCAGGATCTGGTTATAAAAAAGATCAAAATGGTAAAAGTTTATTTAAAAACGAAAACACAGGAAGAGATGATCTTAAACAAATAATATATAATAACTATAAAGACAACAAAGTTGAAGGTGTAACAAATTTAACATATGATTCTTTAAAATATACAGACGAACTTCCTTCAGAAGAAGGTGAAAAATTCCAATACAATGTAATTGTATTACCTTCTGGGGATAGTGATAGACCTGCACAACGAAGGGATGTTAAATACACATTCCTACTACAACATTAATATGTTCTGGTTGTATTTATTTTTAGCAACATGTTTGTCTGTTTCGGCTATTTTTGTTCTTTTTCAATTTTTATTTTCAAAAAATAATGAAAATCTTAATGTTTATTATACCAAAGAAGTTCAGGAAACTGAAGAATTTTTAGAAGCCAAACAGGTGTTTGTGCGTGATCCCAGCGAATATCATGACAAAGATCGAGATGGTGTGGATGATCTTTTGGAAAATAAATAATATCTTTTAGATCACTCGTCATCTTTTAAATCCTGATCCATATCAGATTCATTATCTTCTGTATTATAATCCTCTACTGCATCATGTAATATGATTTGAATAAGAAAAAACACAGCCAAAGTCCACCACCAACCGCTTACAGGATTTTCTTTGATGAAAGTCACATAAGCAAAAAGTCCCATGACAAAAGATGCCAAAAATGTTGCACTCCAAGTTCTCATAGTTTTTTTCTCCTTTTAACAGGGATATGGTTAATCATAGCATTTGCCATGTCAATCACACCATTAACATAATCAGAGTTTACATTATTATACATGCACAACAAACCAAACTTTTCTTTCACCTGAGTAAATTCTACTTGAGGGTATTTGTCTGAAATATGTTTATTATTGTCAGTCATGGTTTGAATACATTGACAAGCAGCATATATCACATCAAACCATTCATCCGGACATTCAATACCCCAGCACATACAAGTTTGCATTTTGTCCAAATCTTTTTGAGCAAAAAGCTTAGGAAAGTTTTTATATAATTTATTTTCTAGATTTTGTTTCATAATGCTTCCACAAGTTCCTCTTCATTCACATTTTCAAATTCAACCTCGTCAAGTGGAGCAAATCGTTCACTGTTGAAACCCAGTTCCTGTGGTCCACTTTTACAGGTGGGATCAATTGGATTTTTTACTTCATTCAAGATGATACCCACGCTTCCCCCATCCTTGTCTTTAAGATCTTCTTTTCCGATATAAACATCCCGAACAGTATATGCAATATCTTTCTTGGGCAGCTGTGCATATAGTTTATAAACCCAAGGTTCAAAAACATCGTTTATGCATACAACTTGTTGACCTTTCACAAACATAAAATCATGGTAACAAAATGTTTTATTTTGTCAACTATATTTTCCAGATTGAATTAATAAAAACAATGGTAAGATAAATCATGATTAAACACGTAGACATCATATTTGGACTGTGCTGGGGAGATGAAGGTAAAGGAAAGATAACGTACAATCTCTCAAAGAATTATGATTATGTGTGCAGATGGAATGGAGGAAGTAATGCAGGTCACACCATTTACAAAAATGGTAAAATGTATAAAACACATCTGGTTCCTTCTGGTATTTTTAATGAAAAGAAATGCATTATCGGACCCAATTGTATTGTGCATCCTGAATCATTTTATAAAGAAATAGAATATCTTAAAAGTGTAGGAGTTGATACTCATCTTATTAAGATAGCTCCGAATACACACGTTATCACAGACAAGCATATTGAATATGACAACAAACATTTAAAGGAGAAGTTGGGAACAACAGGAAAAGGCATAGCACCCTGTTATTCAGACAAAATGCTTCGTTGTGGAACTCTTGCCAAAGATGCAATTGATGCAAAATATATTTGGGATGGTGAATTGAAAGGAAATGTTCTTTGTGAAGGTGCTCAATCTTTCTGGTTGGATATTAACTTTGGCGTTTATCCTTATGTGACAAGCAGTGAAACTCTTCCTTATGCTGCTTGCAGTCTTGGATTCTCTCCTCGTAAAATCCGGGATATCATTGGAGTTTGCAAGGCATATGACACAAAGAGTGGATTGGATCCTAGATTTCCAGAAGATTCAGTCAAAGATCCTGTATTCGCAAAGATAATTGAACTGGGCCATGAATATGGAACCACCACAAACCGCAAACGCAAAGTGAATTGGTTAAATCTAACTCTTCTGAACTATGCTATTGAGAAATCAGGATGTGATATCATTTACAGCAACAAATGGGATGTATTGGATAAAACAGGATTATATAAAATAATTCATAACCACACAGTGATTGAATTTGAAAACAAAGAAAAGATGGTTCAATTTTTCCAAGAAAACTTATCTAAAGAAATTAAGAAGATTCATTATTCGGCGGACCCTGAAAAAATTTGATTTTTTTTCTCGTCTGCGATTAATCTCATCAAGAATTATTACCTGTACTTCACATAGATAACTCTTGGGTATGCAACTACCTTCACCATTTTCAATTTTTTGATCTTGCCATGCTTGGGCAATACCCAACCCAAAATATAATGTCTCAAGTTGTTCTGTTGTAAACTTCATTCCCACAGAGTATCAGAACTATTATTTTGTCAATCTTTTAATCCATTTGTCTCGGTGATGCCAAACCCAATCTAAAAGAGCCCTTTCAAAACCAACATCCTTTCCTTCCCGTTCACTCATATACCATTTATTTTTTAAAATTTCATCCCTTTCTTGTAAAAATCTTTTATATAAATCAGAATTCATAATAAGTTCTGAATTTACTTGCATATCACTTTTCTTGCCATCTTCGATTCTTATATAAATATTTAATCATTTTTTCTTTAAAATTATACCTTTACAATCAATTTTTGTAAATTTATTGGGATTGCTTATATAATATAATACTTTAACAACATCTTTTAATTCTTCAACCTCTTTTTCCAACTTGGTAACACGTTCCAGAATCTTTTCTTTTTTTAGATTCACCTTAACATTTAATAAAAAATATTGATTGTCAACCTTTATCATGATACTATCGCCCGGTGAATTTTAAAAAAATAGTTGAATTAAGCTATGCTTTATTGCCTACTCATGGTGACTATCGTTGCAGACATGCTTCTTTTATCATATACAAAGACAAAATAATGAGTATTGGAATAAACAATCCAAACAAAACCCATCCTAAAAATTTAAAATTTGGTTATCGAAATAAAAGAAATGAACCTATTAATGAAATTATTGGCATACACAGTGAGTTGGCTGCTGTCATAAAATTTGGTCGGCAAACACTACAGGATCTTGATATAGTGAACACAAGAATCGACAGGAACAATATGCTTGTTTTGGCCAAGCCATGTATTGGTTGTCAGGATATGCTAAAACAATTAGGTATTAATCGTATATTTTTCAGCAACAATCAATCACGATTCGAACAATTATATTTTTAATATAAAATCTTGCGTTCCAGTTTAAACAACAAATCAGGAATTTTTTGGCTATGTTTATAAGCCAATCTTAAAGCCATCTTTACAGGCTTATTGTAAACATTATTCAATATTTTATAAGATAGTTTGCTTACTTTTTCATTATGGATTCGCATTTCTTCTGACCATTTGTGTTCCACCATCAATCGTTCTGCATAAGCCTGATCGTTTTCTCTTTCGGCTTTAATCAGCTTTATGTTTTTGACTTTTCCTTTTACAACATGGGCTTTATAATCAATTGTGTAATATCGGCCATCTTGCTTTGCTTTTTCATAAGCATAAAACTCCACATCACCCGTATGATTTGTTTTTTCCCATATTCTGCTGTTTACTTTTAATCGAAAAGATCCGAATTGTTTACCATATGTTTTAATATCCTGCTTTTTTTCTTCAGGAGTGCTGTCCCGGTATTCAATACGTTCCACAAACAAATCTCCGTTCTTTTTAATTGTATAGGTAAGAAGTGCATTGTCCAAATCCTTGGTTTGATATTCAAATCCTGTCAAATCAAAATCCTTTCCAAGAAATTTTTGAATCAATTTATTGGTAGGTAATTTGGTTTCTACTTTGATGTTATCAAACATTCCCATGGTATTTCTCCTTTTTGCTTACTTACAGATAAAATATGATTTTCAACTGTTTGTTTCAAAAATTGTAAAAATCTTTGTTCGTCATATTTTGGCAAATTAACTGTGCTTCTTGTTTTTGCACTATCCAATTTATAACAAATATCATGTCCAAGACGATCAGTTACAAAACTGATAAGACTTTCTGGTTTGTTTAATATTTTTAAAATACGTTTAGCCAAAGAAATGTTATCTAATCTATAGGCAGAACCAATATTATATATTTCTCCAATTTCACCCTTTTCACTGAGATCAATAATGGCATTGGCATGATCATCCACATATATCCATTCTCTCACATTCATTCCATTACCATAAACCGGTATGTTTCTGTCATTCAAAGCATTGTTTAAAACAACCGGTATGAATTTTTCAGCATGTTGTCCAGGTCCATAGTTGTTGCAACACCGAGTAACTATCACTGGAAATTTGTTGGTGTGATAAGAAGCCAGAACAATAAGATCTGAACTTGCCTTCGTCGAGCTGTATA